TGCGGCATCAAAGCTCAGAGCGTATTCGAAACACCGGCAGGCGATGACGTCGAAGACGTAAACGATCAACGCGATAAGATTTGGTCGGAGTGGTGCGAAGTATGCGATATCAACGGACAGTACACGCTTGAGGAAATCCAAGGCATTGCCCAGCGTGAAATGGTCGAAGCGGGCGAAGTGCTTATCCGTGTGCTCAAGCTACCTCGCAACGAGTATCTTGGCGTCTATCGCCCAGTGCCATTGGCCTTGGAAATCATCGAAGCGGATAGGCTTGCCGGTGACAAGGATACTTACGCGGCAAGGTTGAGCAACGACAATGGAAATCGAATCATTCGCGGCGTCGAGATCGACGACCTAGGCAAGCCCGTTGCATACTGGGTCTACAAAGATCACCCGTTGCAACCGTACGCATTCACTCGCACGCCTGAACGAATCCCAGCTAGTGAAATCCTGCATCTGTTCCGCCGGGAACGGGTTGGGCAGTCGCGGGGCGTTTCGTGGTTCGCCCCTGCTTTAAGCTGGTTGCGTGACTTAGGAACGTACGTTGACAACGAACTACAAGCCTCGGCGGTTGCATCCTGTTTCACAATGGCAATCAAGACCGATACGCCAATCGGTGGATTGGCCGATCCTGATGGACGAAGCGGAACGGACAGCGCAGGTAATCGCGAAAAGATGCTCGAGCCGGGCATGATAATGGAACTTGCACCCGGCGAAGATGTTGTAGGCATCAATCCCGGGCGTCCTAACACCGGGGCAGAAACCTGGATCAAACTCATCCTTCGCGGCATCGCGGTAGGGACTGGGTTGAGTTACGAAACCGTTGCCCGCGACTATTCGCAAACATCTTATTCATCAAGTCGAACTAGCCAACTTGAAGACCGCCGACGTTTTCGCTGTTGGCAACAATACCTTATTCGGCACTTTCTACAGCCCGTTTGGGATGAGTTCTTTACATCGGCGGCATTGAGTGGAGTCGATGGATTCCCTTCGTCGGCCGAGTTGCTTGATAACCGTCGCGGGGTCGCCCCTGTTGAATGGCAGACGCCAGAGTGGGAGTGGGTCGATCCTCAGAGCGAACAGCAAGCAAGCGAATCCGCACTTAATAGCTTTACGGACACTTATGCCAACGTCTTAGGGGCTAGAGGCTTGTCGTATCGATCCGTTTTCTACCAGAGGGCGAAAGAGAATCGCTTGATGGAGAAACTCGGATTGCAGACAGCGGAACAAAAGCAGCTTGCTATTTCAGCGGCACAGACTCCAGGTGCTACAGCTCAAGTGCAAACCGGAACGGGCGAAATGATGGGGCTGTCAACGCTTCAATTCAATCGCAATCGCAAGGCGATAGCTAAGACGCTTGGTGACTTCGCAAGCGGTGCGATCAGCGAAGCAGCGGCTAAAGTCTTTTTGTCGTCAATCGGATTCAGCGAAGCCAACGTGCAAGCGTTTATTGACGACGCGAAAGATGGATCGATTGACACGTTACCAGCGGGGGAAGCATGACACTAGCAGAGCGAAACGCAGAGCGAAAACGAATGCTTGATGCTGCGGGTCAAGTCAAGCATATCCAACGCCAATTCGGAGCCGTCAAGGACGGCAAAGCAGTCGTAGCAACTGAGACGCCGGTGATGGTCTACGATGAGACTCGCCGTCAGTGGGTTGCTCAAGTGCTATTGATGGACGGCGTGAAGTTTCGCCAGTCTCGCAATCAATTGCCTATCGTGGACAGCCATAACGATAAGACCGTCCGCAACGTATTCGGAAGCGTTCGCGGCTTGGCTGTCGAAGGCGATCAGCTAGTAGGCATCGCTGAGTTCGCCAGTGACGAAGAGTCGCAAAAGATTAAGACTCGATACGACGAAGGGCATCTCAACGACTTCTCGATCGACGCCCAAATCATCGCACGAAAATACATCCCTGATGGGCAATCATACACAACTCCGAGTGGCGTTGTTATTGCGGGGCCGGCGGAAATTGTAACCGAGTGGGAACCTCACAATGCGTCGATCTGTGCAACGGGTGCAGATCCGAATTCGACTGTTAGACGGTCATACGACCGGGAAGGAATCACGAGAATGGACGAGGCACTTCAAGCCGCAGTTCAAAAACTCGGCGTGCCGGAAGGTATGACCGATCCAGTTCAAATCATCACTTTTTTGGCGGGCAAGGCGTCGGCTGGTGAAGTCGAAATGCCGGAAATGCCGGAAGTGGAAAACATGGCAAGCGAAGACAAAAAGCCAGAGGGCGAAGCTATGAGGGCAGAGGGTGAAGCAGCACCCGAAGAGCCTATCGAAGAAAAAGTGCAAGCGGAAGTTGCTCGGCAATTGAACGCCGACAAAGTTCGCCGGACGGCAATTATCAACGACGTGAAACTTGCAAAGCTGGAGCGATCCTTTGCTGACTCACTCGTTGACGAAGGTGTAACAATTGAGGTCGCTCGCGAAAGGATCATTCGAAAGATGGCTCAACAACCACTAGGGGGAGCCGTCGAAGGCTCCAATGTTTCGATCACAGCAAGCGAGCAAGACAAGTTCTTGCAAGCAGCGGGAGCCGGATTGGTTCAGCGTTGCTTTAGGGGGGGGGGTGTAAAGCGTTCGCAAGCTCCGCAAGTTGACGGTGCGTCCGATTTTGCGAATCTCGGCTTGTACCGACTTGCCGAACTTTGCGTACGTCGAATGGGCATCAATCCAGATCGATACACCAAGGCAGACGTTGCCCGAATCGCTCTCGGATCGGAAGCGACGATGAGCCGTTTGCGGATTCAGCGATCCGACATGGCGTACCATACGACCGGATCATTCGCCAACTTGCTGCTCGATGCGGCTAGCAAGACCTTGCGAGCGGCTTACGAGGAAGCCCCCTACACTTGGTCGCTTTGGGCACGACAAGGGCAAAGCGTTGATGACTTCAAAAACATCAACAGAATCCAGATGGGAGAATCGCCTAACTTGGAAATCGTCCCTGAAACCAAGCCGTATCCAGAGGGAGCGGTCAGCGACTCGAAGGTGTCGTACCAAGTGCAAAAGTACGGTAAGGAATTTACCGTATCTTGGGAAACGGTTGTAAACGATGACCTTGATGCACTTTCGCGGATTCCAGCGATGCACGGCAACGCGGCTCGCCGGACTCAAGAGAAGGCTGTGTACGATGCCCTGTTGAGCAATCCTGTGATGCCTGACGGATTCAACTTGTTCTCTGCTTCTCACCCAAGCGGACGAAATATCAACTCGGCATCCGCAGCGGCTCCGAGCGTGACAACGCTCAACGAAGCTTTCGAGTTCATGGGCAAGCAAAAGGGATTGTCGAGCGACGTTTTCTTGAACCTCGCTCCTCGAACTCTGCTTGTTCCACTCAAGTACAGCGGCACCGCTTTGGAGTTGGTTAACAGCCAATCCTACGCACAAAGCAACGGCAACGAGGGCGTAGTCAACATCTACGGTGTTAACGGCGTACGTCCTTTGCAAGTGGTAACGACTGCTTTGCTTGATGCGAACAGTGCAACTAACTGGTACGCAATCGCCGACAATGCCCAAGTTGATACCGTCGAGATCACCTTCCTCAATGGCGAAGAATCGCCAGTGCTGGAAAGCGAATGGATCATGAGCAATGACGTTTACCGATACAAGGTACGTCAATGCTTTGCCGCAGCGGTCATCGATCATCGCGGCATCTACGGCAACCGTTAATTCGGTCGCTTTGACTTATAGCCCCTGATCTTCGGGTTGGGGGCTTTTCGCAATACAAGAACAATTTGAAAGGAATAACTATGTCTGGAATTCGTGACTTTGAACTACTTTCCGACGATTTCAATGGAACCGTAGCAACGTTCCCAACGTCGGCGGATCCTGCTACCCCTTGGATGGTCGATGACACCTCCGCAGCGGGTGCACCTGTCTACACGAAGGGGACTTCGATAGCAACGTTGACGCTTGCCGCAACCAGCGAAGTCGAAAACGTTTGCTTGCACTTCAACGACGCTTTGGACTTCGATATCGATTTGATTCAACGAGTCAAGCTCGGTGCGGCTGCATTCACCAGCGGAAGCATCCTTTGCTTCGGTGTCGGCTCGGCTCGCAACGATACCGCCGATAGCGTTGATGCTAACGCTTGGTTCCGCATGGAAGGTGCGAACAGCACTTCGCTCGTTTACGTCGAGACTGACGACGGAGTACGCGATAACAACGACGTTTCCACCGGGCTAACGCTTGGCACGACTTACCGCGAATTTGTGATTGATTTCACCGGCGGCAAGTCCAACGTCAAGTTTTATATCGATGGCATCCGTGTTGCGGCTAGCACTACCTTCGATATGAGCGGTTACAGCTCCGGTTTGCAACCAATCATCCAGTTGCAAAAAGCTGCTAACACCAACGTCGATAGCGTTGTTATCGACTACGTCTCGGTGACTTCGAAGCGATAATCGAATGAGCTTGCACGACATGATAGAGGCGGATGCGGTCAACGTATTTGCCAATCAAAATGACTTCGCCGAGCCGGTCGTTTATATCAAGCGAACCGGCAAGGCGAGGGCCATTAACGCTATCGTTGTGCGGGATATGCTTTCGATCCTACCTGAAGACGGGGACACGATTACACCCGTCTTCGAAATACACGTTGCCAACGATAACATCAAAGGCATCGCAAGCGACGAACTAGACCTAGGTGGCGATTGCATCGCGTTTGCTGTCAGGGTTGGTGAGAAGCCGACTAGACGAACTGTAATGAAGTTACTTGCACACGATGAAGGGATGCTGCAACTCGAATGCCGCTAGCCGTCGCTGAGGAAATCGCACTTGTCTTGAAATCACGCCTAGAGGCGATGATTGGCGATTCCTTAACGTACCCTACGGACGTTATGGAGGTGATACGGCCAACTCGGATGGGCGACTTCACCCCCGCAGATAGGCAAGTTGTTTTGGTGCAAGGTCAGCCGGAAATCGTGCCGGAACTCTCGCATCCCGGGAACCCGCCCGCTACGGCGTATCGTCAGACGTATCAGATCCGTTGCCACATCATGGGTAGCGAGCGAAATCCAGAAGTAATTGATACGGTAATCAATCAGTTTCATGCCGACGTTGTTAAGGCTGTTTACGGCGATGGCAACGTATGGCACACAATGGACGATAATGCCATTGACGCAGAATTCCGATGACGCAAATCAAGATCGACGTGGATCAAGCAAGTTTGCGAGCGATGCGAGAAGCTTTGGGTATGATGCACGACCACATGAAGCGGCATCTATCAACAGCGATCAATCGCACAGCTAAGAGCGTTGCGGCGGACGCAGCGAAGGAACTTGGCAAGGTCATTAACTTCGCATTGCATAGCAGCGTTAAGCCATTTACAAACAAGCGGCCAACAAAAGCATCTACGCTCAAAAAAGCGGTGCTGATGAAGCAGGTCGCGAAACCAGACGAACCGCAAGCGGTGATTAAGCTTTGGGGCGGTACGCCATTTCCAATTCGATGGCACTCGGCCCAAGAATACTCGAAGTCCCGCAAGGGTAAGCGAATTCGATCCGGCGTTCGCTATAAGCCCAACATGGGCGGAGGTTGGATTACCGTACTCGAAGGCTTTATGGTCAAGCAGTACGGCGGCAACTTTTACAAACGAGAGCCTGAAGGCGGGACGCGACTTCGCAAAATAAAATCCAAGGCACCTGGCGATTACTTCGCGGAAGCTGGCGTACCACAAAAAGCAGCGGCAAAAGCGGCGGAGCGATTGCCAATCGAAATCAAAAGAAGACTGCGAGAAGTTACACTAGCAGCTAGCGGTAAAATCAAGCTTAGAGCATCCCCAAAACTAGGAGAATAGAATGACACTACTGAAGCGAAAACGAGTGCTAGCGGCTGAGTTGGAAGCGACTCCAGGGACAGCGGCAACACTGACGGCGGCGGATGCTGGGTTTAACGTTTACGACGTTATGGCACAGACGGAAACCGAACTTGAAGCACGCGAGGGGCAAGGTGCCTTCGGCATGGATTCGAGCGTCGTTGGAGGCTACAAAGGTCGCGTTCAGTTCAAGCTCGATGCGTCCTATGATGGATCAACTGTGCCGACATGGGCCACCACATTCCTACCTGCTTGCGGATGGGTGAATAATAGCGGGGTGTTTACACCTCGTACTGAAGCACCTGGAACCAACGTTAAGACGATTACGCTTGGCGTGTACATCGATGGCGTCCGCAAATTACTTCGTGGTTGCGTCGGAACTTTTCGTCTAGCTTGCCCGTCTGGGAAAAATGGAGTCTTTGAATTCGACTTTATGGGCGTATGGGACGGCGTCACCGATCAAACGATATTGGCACCGACGTATCCAACAACGAAGGGCCTACGCTTCGCATCCTCAACTACGACTTGGAATAGCGTTGCGTTGCAAGTTGAAAACATGACGCTTGATAGCGGTAACACGATGATACTTCGGGAGGATTCCAGCAACGTAAGCGGATTCCTAGCGGGATTGGTTACGAATCGGGTAGTCAAGATCACTGGAAACCCCGAAGCCAAAACGGTTGCCACTCAAGACAGGTACGGTAAACTGTTGGACATGAGCGAACACGCTCTGACTTTTGACTTAGACGGGCCTACTAACTCAAAGATTACCATTGCGGCACCTAAGGCACAGATTATCTCGATCAGTGAAGCAGACCGCGAAAACATGGTAGTTGACGAAATCGAATGGGGTTGCAATCGCAACGGGTCGAACGTCGATCAAGAAGCATCCATTACATTCACCGCATCGAGCTAACATGCCTATTGCACTTGAGCCGAATTTAACCTTTGACGTGTGGCTTGACTCTGACAAGGACAAGCCTATCGCGTCGCGTCCGATGTTTATCGCGAAGACTCAGAGCCTACGCAAGCAACGCGAAATCCATCGCGTTATTGACATGATTTTTGAGGATGGCGTTAAGGTGCCGGACGTATTTGATTCAGCGGTCAAGTGCTTACTAGAGGCTTGCAGCGGATGGAAAAACATGGGCGAGCATTTATTTACCGCCGATGGTGTCGAATCCGTTTTAAGCTTTTCGGAGATTCGGGAAGTGCTTCGCAAAGTTGCGGCTAATCAAAAGATGAGCGGCGACGAAAAAAAAGACTGAGAGTCGCGGCGATGATTCGGCAGGGTTTGCTTTGCCGTAATTGCAGCGACAAAGAGTGTAGGGACATAGGCAGCGATCAAGAGCCAATCGAGATCGAATGCCCACAATGCAGGGGCCAAGGTTGCAGCGAATGCAATCAAGGCTCTGTAGCTGTCCAAGGTTGCCCGAATCAATACTGTCGATCAATGATTGACGTGGTTGGCTTGTGCGATCTTTACGAGCGAGGTTTACCGC